TCGATGCGGCTGCTCAACCTAACCCTGAAGCACAGCAGCAGGCACAGCAAGCACAGCAGATGCAGATGGCTATCACACAGGGTCAAGTACAGCTATTGAACTCACAGGCAGCAGAGAGCCAGTCACGCGCTACTAAGTACAACACTGAGTCACAGTTAATGCCCACCGAGATGACGCTGAAGTATAGCGACACTGACAAGGACGGGCAGATCGATGCTGACTTCGAGAAGCGTGTACGTATGGCTGAGCTGCTGTTGAAAGAACAAGAGATTAAAGCCAAGGCTGCATCCGCTCAAGACCCACGGGCAGGAGCAGAAGCGCAGCTAATGCAGGCGATGGCACAACGTCAAGGCCAGCAAGCACCACAGGCTCCACAGGCTCCACAGGGCGGTATGCCACGTGGCTGATCTAGTAACTCTCACGCTGCTGTCTGACCTACAGGATCAGATCAACAGTGTTCAGAAGCTCCCCGGCCCCCACGGTATTCAAGGGTTGCCGGGTCGCGACGGTACCCCCGGTTCTAAAGGGGAAGAGGGTGCACAAGGGCCGCAGGGTGTACAGGGCGTAGAGGGCGCTACAGGCCCGGCTGGGGCAGACGGTGTAGACGGTGAGCAAGGCGTAGGCGTTCAGAGCGTCGAGATGGCCGCTGATGGCGATTTAGTCTTTACCTTTACCGATGGTAACGAACACGCAGTAGAGCTTCCTATGCCGTCTGTAGAGGCTCCTAGCGGACAAGTACATGTTATTAACGCAGGCGGCGGCAATGGAGGCGGAGGAGTTACAGGCTTGGCAGGAGCTACAGGCCCAGCAGGAGCTGACGGAGCTGACGGAGCTACAGGCCCAGCAGGAGCTGACGGAGCTGACGGAGCTGATGGAGCTACAGGCCCAGCAGGAGCTGACGGAGCTGACGGAGCTGATGGAGCGCAAGGCATTCAGGGCATTCAAGGTGCTACGGGTGATGCTGGCGCAACTGGAGCGGCAGGCGCTCAAGGCATTCAAGGGCCAACAGGCCCAGCGGGAGCTGATGGCACTAACGGCACTAATGGTTCGACTGGCCCCGCAGGAGCTGACGGAGCTACTGGCCCCGCCGGAGCTGATGGTACTGACGGAGCTGACGGAGCTACTGGCCCCGCAGGAGCTAATGGTACTGACGGAGCTGACGGAGCTACTGGCCCCGCCGGAGCTGACGGAGCTGACGGAGCTACTGGCCCAGCAGGAGCTGAGGGCGCTACAGGGCCGCAGGGCATACAAGGCCCAGCCGGAGCTGACGGATCAAGCGGCGGAATATCTGAAATACTAAAAACCTTTATGACGGCTAACGCTACAATAAACGCTTCAACATCGTTTGCAGTGTTCAGCGTCTTAAATACAACCCCAGCAATAAATCTGGGTGGCTTTAGTGTTGCGTCAAATGGGGTAACAGTCCCTACGACTGGATATTACCAATGCACGATCAACGCGCATTATCAGGCAGCAGTGCAGCGATCAAATGTCCCCGCAAAGTTTTCTATTAACGGGACTTTGCAGCCAGAGATAAGCGCCAGCAGCTACATAAGAAACGCAAACGGCCATCAAGAATCATCCGTTGGCTTTACTACCATATACAGCTTGTCAGCCAATGACGTTATAGGCGTTGCTTTTCGTCGTGAGGCTAACGCAGGCACTGTTAACCTTCAGACTGATAGCTTTATCACGCTAGTGCGAATTGCTTAATGTCAGAACTATTGTAACTAAACACACTAAGGAGATGTAGCATGCCAAAAGTAGGATCTAAAGAATACCCATACACTAAAGCAGGCAAAGCTGCGGCAGCTACAGCCAAAGCCAAAGCCAAAATGAAAGCTAAGCCTAAAGTTAAAGGAAAGACTAAGCGTGGCTACTAAAAAACCAGCCAAAGGTAAGGCCAAGGTTAAGATAACATCTAGCGGTAAGAAGGTGAGCTATGGTCAGGCAGGTAAGGCTAAGGACGGCGGATCACGAGTGAAGCCGGGAACTAGCAAAGGCGATAGCTATTGCGCTCGCTCTGCTGGAATCAAGAAAGGGTTGTCCAAAGACAAGGCTAATGATCCTAACACACCGAACAACCTATCCCGTAAGCGGTGGAAATGTAAGGGAAGTAAGAGCAGCAAGTAGTTGACGATAGGGGGCTACATGTGCTATAATAGTGTATGATAACAATCCTTCAATGCCGGGCCTCATAAGGAGACAACCCATGATAGACGAGCGTAAGTTCGAAGAGTTAGTAACTAACACTACACAGTACTTGACAGCCATCTTAGAACGCCTATCGGTGCTAGAGCAGCAAGTAGAAAAGCTAAAGACACCCCCAACTAAGAAGGGAAAGAAAGATGGACAATAAGTTTGCTGAAAACGCACGCAGTATGTTTATTACTGACGGGTGGAAGACGTTTGTTTCTGACATCGAAGCTAACATCCTCGGTATGCGTATCGAGAACATTGAAGATGAGAAGGCATTCTGGATTGCCAAGGGTCAGCTAGCTGTCCTGCACCAGATTTTAGGATATGAGAACATGGTGCACCACGCAGAGGCTGAAGATGAACAAGATCTTTGATGCGCGTTGTACAGACTGTAAAGAAGTAACTGAAGTGTTTGGTAGGGATAGCGACTCGTTCCGGTGCGGAGCCTGCGGTGCCTCTGCCAAACGCATCATCAGCCCAATACGCTGCCAGCTTGATGGCTCTTCTGGGGATTTCCCTGGAGCTGCTATGAAGTGGGAACGGGAGCATATTGCGGCTGGACGTAAAGGCAGATAACTCACATAACGTGACCCTGCTTCATTTAATCTGATAACCCCTAGTGGGCCGGAGTTTAGTAATGGCAAGACTTGTAGATTTACCTAGCGATACCGACGAAGAGATAACCGACATCAACGCAGTAGAGGAAGTCAATACCGATAACGAGGAGACAGTGGAAACACAGGCTGTTAAATCGCGTGAGACGGAAGAGCCTACAGCAGATAGCGACCTCCCCGAGAAGTATCAAGGTAAGAGTGCCACTGAGATTGCTCAGATGCACAGAGAGCTGGAGTCCCGTTTAGGACAACAGAGCCAAGAAGTCGGAGAGCTACGGAAGGCATTCGACGATATGGTGAAGACATCCATCGAGGCACAGAACTCGTCTGCACCGGAAACTGAAGAGGACGATACTGACTTCTTCGTTGATCCAAAGGCTGCAATGCAGCGAGCGATTGAGAACCACCCGTCAATGCGTCAAGCGCAAGCCGTTGCCGCAGAGATGGCTAAGTCACGATCACTAGCAGCACTACAGGCCGCTCACCCTGATATGAAAGAAGTATTAGCAGATGCAGGGTTCCGTGAGTGGATTGGCAAGTCCAAAGTTCGTAAAGAGATGTACGTCAAGGCTGACAAGCAGTATGACTTCGATTCAGCAGATGAACTAATGTCGCTGTATAAAGAACGTCGTGGTGTTGTTAAGCAGACACAAGCCGTCGAACGAGTAGCACAGAAGAACGAAGTAAAGAAGGCTTCAACAGGTTCGGCACGGTCGAATCCAGAAGGTCAGAAGACCCGAAAGACCTACCGTCGTCGAGACATTATTGAACTAATGAACCGTGACCCTAAGAGATACGAGGCACTAATGCCAGAGATTATGGCAGCCTACTCAGAAGGGCGCGTTAAATAACCCACTAAGGTAGAATTAACATGGCCGCTTTTAACAATGTACCATCAGTAACTAACACTACTGCTGCGACTTTCATCCCAGAAATCTGGAGTGATGAAATCATCGCCTCTTACGAGAAGTCGCTTGTCATCAAGCCTCTCGTCCGCGCAATGTCTATGGTTGGTAAGAAGGGTGACACCATTCGTGTACCTAAGCCCGATCGTGGCAATGCTTCTGTCAAGGCTTCTGAAGGTCAGGTAAGCTTGATTGCTGGCAACACTGGCGAGCTAGTCATCACCATCGACCAGCACTACGAGTACAGCCGTCTCATCGAAGACATCACAGACGTACAAGCTCTCGCTTCATTGCGTCAGTTCTACACTCAAGATGCTGGCTATGCCCTCGCTACTCGCGTTGACACTGCTATCATTGCTGAAGGTGCTAACTTCACTTCACAGTTACAGTTCGTATCAACTGGCGGTACTGCTACTGCTGCGGGCACTGCAACTGAAGCATTCAACGACCTTGGCTTCCGTCAGGCTATCCAAGTTCTTGATGACAACGATGTACCTATGGACGGACGTGTATTCGTTATCTCTCCTGCGATGAAGAAGTCTCTCCTTGGCGAAGCTAACTACATCTCTACTGACTTCGTAACTGGTAAGCCTATCGAGTCTGGCGTTATTGGTAGCCTGTATGGTGTTGACATCTATGTCTCTACCAACCTGCCTACTGAGAACACTGACGAGAAAGGTTCACTCTTGTTCC